GTTTCCGCGTTAACTGATCAGCAAGCACACGCCCTACGTAATCCAATACGCCCGCCTTGTAAATTAGGATGGCCCAGTATTGTTCTGTATTTGTGGCAATGCTTGTAAAGTCAGTTAATACAGTATTATTTGGGATCACCCAATACGTCTCTACTCGGCTTGGTCGGATGTAGCTTGTATAAAGCGGGTCGCCTTCGCCGTTGCGTGTAATTACATAGCCCTCGCCTGCAAGCGTTAACTCAGTGCCTCCGCTGTTTGCTGTGCCTGTTGGTCCATCCCAAATTTCGACCCTGTGGGTTACGTTGTTAATGCTCTTAAATGAGCCGTAGTAAATCCGTGCCATTATCCGCGTGCTGAGTCTCTGTTATATCGTTCTAAAACTATCGCCAAATCCCTGCCCTGTATAGAAGTGGATGCAATGAATCCGCTGTTATTATCACCGCTCTTTAACATTCCTTTCAACTTATCCAACGGCGCTATCACTTCAGGGTTACTGCTCGCCCCTGGGTATTCCCCCATAAGCCCGAGCGTTGGACCGCTAACAATACCACCTTCTGCAAAGGCTTGAACGTTGGGGCCCTTTTTTAATTCATTCCTTACGATTGCTGCGCCTGCCATTAATGCAATACCCGCCACCGCTGCAGCTGCAGGGTTTGATATCAATAATTTTTGGAAGGCTTCCGATGCAAGAGCAGTCGCCACTAAAGCCTTACCTAAAGTATCCATAAAGCCAGCAATGGCACCGAGCATATTTTTACCGAAGTTTTTACCCGCGTCTTTATCGCCTGTTGCAACGTCGGCAAGGAACTGCGCAAAGGTTGCCGCGGCCTCGGTCTGCAAAGTAGCAAATGCAGCGTTAAGCTCTGCCGTTAACTCCTTCATTTTTTTAACCGTGTCGCTGTAGCTCTGAGGGTCAATTTTTACCTGCAATAAAATAGGTGCCACACCTGTGCCCGCCACCATATTGGTAGGGTTAAATTCTTTTGATTTTAATTTATCGGCAGTGGCTTTATCCCTTAACTTTTTATTTCGCTCAATCCAATATTTCTCCGCATCCTCTTGCCCTTTAAATTTATTATTAATTAAATCAAGTTCCTTTTTAAATTGCTTTTCGGTAAGCTCTATAGATTTCTGAGTTGACTTACCTTTAGCCGCAATCTGAATATCTAAACCCTTTAATATTATATCGTTTTCTAATGCTTGTGTAGTTTGGGTTAATTCTATTTTTAAGTCTGAATCGTCAGATAATTGATCGTGCATAGTTTTTAAAGCCGTAAGCCTTTTTTTCATATGCTCCAATTCAATCTTTGCAATTTCTGCCTCTGATTTACCCGCAAGCTGCGCGTTTTTAACTGCTAAGTTTTTTCTAAATTCTAACTGCCTTTCTACGAATTTTACGGCTCTGTCATTGCTAGCGTTTAACTCGTTAGTATATTTCTTTTGTGCTTCCTCGGCTGCTTCTGCCGCTTCCGCATTATTTTGAAGTGCATTATAAACTAAAACCAAGCCCGCAATAATTGCGCCCGCTCCAGTAGCAACTAATGCGGCAGAATAAACACGGGCTGCAACAGTTGCCTGCCCTAAAACGTAGGTTTGTATTTTGGTTGCAGCTGTATTTAGCCCAACCATAAAAGCGCTTTCCGCTTGTAAGGCATTTTGTACTGTTTGCAATCCAGTTACTAGAGCCATGATGCCCTGCAACTTTACCATTGTTTGCTGTAGCTCTTTATTTTCTCCACCAAATAAAGCCGCCGCACCTTGCGCAACTCCGAAACCGCCCGCAACCGCTTGCACTCCACCTAGCACCGCATCCAATCGACGCGTATCACTTGCAAAATAAGTTACCTCCCCACGCGTGTCGGCGATGGCATCCTTCATGCGGCCCGCCTGTTTGATTATTTCATTTGCAACTTGGGCAAACTCTGGGCCTAATGCCCGGGCTTCCATTGCTAACTGGGTCAACTGCCGCACGCTTCCCATTGTTGGGTTACGCGTAGCAATAGACGCAAGACGTTCCTCCATCGACTTAGCCGACTTTGCAACCTCTGCACTCATCTTATTACTGCCCGACTGAACTACAGCAATGGCTTTATTAAAGCCTTCGCGCAGCTTTTCAATGTCTGCGCCTATTACGATGTTTAAACTTTTTGCCATTACCTAGTAAAATTAATTAAATAGTCTTGGCTAATTTGGTACAACCCCGCAAAGGCGGCTTGATCATCAGCGGTTTGATTTTCTCCATCGTATTCGATAGTCTGGCATTTAATCGAGTTAAAAGTTCCCGGCAACGTTACTGCTTCAAACGCTGTGCGGATTGCAGAAGCTACCGCCTCAGTGCTTGCCAATGTATTGCCATAAGCATTTACTTGAACCCGTGCAAATTCCGTGCGACTGTGCCCTGACTTTGTAGGGTTAGGCACTTCGCTGACTAGGTTATAACTAACGGCGGGGAAGCTGCTGCCCTGTGGTATTCTAACAGGATTTAGCCGCGTAGAAATTAGCGCAGTGAGCGCCGCGTTAGTACTTAAGATATTGTAAGTTATTTTATTTGCGCTCATGCTTTCGCGTCTGGGGTTAATTTATCAAAGACATGCGAATATAACTTTAAAGCGTCGTGAATAGATAAGTAATCGGACACCTCCCAAGGAAATGTTAACAGCCGTTTGGGTTCTATGGGTTTCTTTAAGTGGGGCGCCATACCCGTAGCAACTGCCCAGCGGGTTAGTTCCCAGTTGTTTCTATACTGCTGTTGCTGTACTTCGCGCATACCTTCCAACCGCAAACGCCAATATCTAGGCGTGCACTTTAAAAAATCCCTTTCGCTTAACAGCATTTCGCCGTAAGCAATGCGCTCAATCTTGCGCCAAGTTAGCGGGGCGCCGTCGCCCTTGGCAGTTACTCCCCCGCCGCTTCGTCAACAGGTGCAAAGAACTCTGTAATTGAAGCGGTGAAACCTTCGAGCGCTGGGCTGATCTCTTGGAACTTTTTAATAGCAGCGCCTAACTTTTGTACTGTTGTGTATGGCGTTGGCTTGCCTTCGCTTTCGTAGGCTTCCAAGATCCCGTAAAACGCGCAGCTTAATGCAAAATCCATCGACTTCGCTAAGTCCTTTTGTAGGTTTAAATCCGCAAAAGTTTCCATCCCTGCAACCTCCATAATATTACGAAGGCTATTCATGTTAAATAAAAGGGGATGCTCAGCACCCCCTAGTTTAATTGTAGTGCTCATGGCACAAATATAATACTATTAAGCAACAGTGCCAATCGTCAAAGCGCCAGACCCCTGCAAGGTGCCAGTCCAAGTTGCTTTATCGTTGTTTGGTGCGCTAAGGCTCAAGCTAGTAAAGAAAGCGGTACCGCTATACTTTTCGTCGCCTGTTACGTTTGTAGACAAAACAATAGTCAATAAAGTGCCGGCTAGCAAATCGGTAGCCAAGTCTTTAAATGATTGTTGTGATGCCCCAACGCTAGAATCATCCTCGAAGATTGCTTCGACGTTCAACGTGTAGCCATACTCGCCGGCAATAAATTCTTTTGCGCCTGCGCTGTCTTTAGAAGTTACGTCGATCATATCCTTAGAAATGTCGATAGAGTTAGAAGTCGCGTTTGCAATCTTCTTAAGTGTGCCCGCTACATCTTTATAGATGCTGATGAGCGTGCCGTTTACTGGTCCAGTAGTTGCCATTTTATTTATATATTAAGTTATTTTTCTTTGCTAATTTGGCTAGGATTTTATCCACGCCGTTAATGATTCCGTCCGTTACTTTGCCCGCGTTTTGGTCCAATGCTGGGCGCATGAATGGCCGGGGTTCAATGATTCCTGTATAGCGGCCTGTCTTACCTTGTATACGTGCAACAGTGCCATATTCAAACATTACGCCAAGATAATGGTTATACCAATCGCTATGCGGTCCGATTAAAACCTTAGTTCTATTTTGCTTATCCATCCGCGTTATAAATTGGATTGATTGCCTAAGGTTCCCTGTATCACTTGGAGCCAAACGGCGGGCAGTATCAATAATAGGCTGAGCTTCACGCTTCAACATTTTTTGCAATTCCTCTGTTTCCAAATCAACACCCATGCGCTTTAATGCCTCGATTATTTCGGGCATCCCATCCATTTTATTTTCGCGCTTGTTTGCCATTATTCTGTTAACTCAGTTTCAAGCTTCAAATATAAATTCCTTGCTAGGTTTGCAATGTTAACAATGTTATGACTAAGCCCCGCGTCAACGATTCTATGCTTAACGCTTACCGCTGAATTAAAGCGAATTGTATAGTAAACCGTTTGCTTATGTTCTCGGCGGTCCGCATTCACTTGCTCGGTTCCGTTTTCATTCTCAACACGCTGAGCCCAAGCCGTTGCGTATTCGGTCCACGTCTGCAATTTCTCCCCTGTATTGGCGTCGATGGTTTCCGCATAACTCTGCAAACTTACCAGTACATCCATTGAGCCCGCTTGCATTATAGTATTATTTGGATTTTGTAAGGATCTAAAAGATATTCAAAGCCTAGGCCCATTGGCGCATTATTAGTGCCAACTATCACAGCATTCCTATTATCGTAATACTGACCTACCAAAAGCAAAGCGGCGTGTTTAATTGCCATCGGAAAAATAGTGTCTGGGTCAACGCTAGACGTACCCACTGGGTTAAATCCCTCAGATACCTCAACAATGTATTTAATTGTATCGTCAGTTATTGAAGCGGGTGAAGTATTGATAAAGATATTGCGCGAATAGTTGCCCATTGGGTCGGGTGCTACAATCCAATCACTGCCGTCAAATGCCGTTACCGCTTGGCTGTCGTTTACATAGCTCACAGAGTTAACAGCCAACACGCGGCTATTTACGCGCAGATAATTTCCGCTAGGTATGTTCAGACCATTCACGGGATTAACAAGCGCAGGCTGGCCTGTAAATGAGTCAAAGCCATATTTTGCCGTACCCTTTCTAACTGAGTAGCCAAGATAGTTGCTACAAGCATCCAACGCCATGCTAATAAGCCCACTAATATAACTGTCATCATCTGACGCCGTAACGCGTAAATGCTGCTTAGCCTCGGCTAAGGTTACGTAATCGGTGGCCACATTGGCAAAGGCGGTGTATCTTCTTGATTTAAACATTACTCGGCGTCTAGTTCGGTCTCTGGGTTCACTGGTTTCTTTTTACTCTGCTTGGGTGCAGGTGCCACAATTTCAACGGCCCCCGCTTCCAATAGTAACTCGGCTTGCTTATTTTCAATTTCTACAACTTCGCCCAAGTTATAACTCAAGTTAAATTGCCCTGTAGGATTGATTATAAATTTTACTAACATTGGCCCGCGGGGAGTGGGTCAAGACTCCCCGCAGCACTTGGACTTTAACGCCCCCAAGCGGGCAGGATATTAGGCTACGATGTCCTTACAAACCGCGAAGGCTGCAGGGTTCAACAAGTTGCAATCCAAATAAGCGTTTAATACTACGTTGGTCAAGCCAGCAGTAGCACCGCTATAAGGGTCAACTGTCAACTCCATTCCGCCCCAGTTAGCGATGGCCATCTTAGAGAAATCTCCGAAGATCATTGCAGACAAGGTAGAAGAAGAACCTTTAGACAAGTTGCTAGGAACTAAGGTAGTAGTTTGAACATTGTAACCGTTCAAATCTGTACCACCAGAAGGCCAAATAAAGTTACCTTCAACGCCTGAAGATTGGCGGGCAGTTGTTTGCAATTTAGCTTTAACCAATGGGTTAGTCAAATAAGCAACACCGTTACCGTTTGCGTTCTCAACTGCTTTCATCAAGTTAACAACATCGGCCCAAACTGGAGCGATACCGTTAGCGTTGGTAGCGTTAGAAGTTGCGCCACCTGCGAAAGTTACGTTTACGTTAGCGTTACCGATGATACCTACAGGCTCGTTAGATCCACCACCTTTAATAGCAGCAGTTTCCAAAGATTGTGCCATTGCATTTAACAACCAGTTTCTTACGTACCCGTCGATAGAGTTGCTAGACTGAAGCATCAACTGGTTAGAAACTTGGATGTAAGCAGCCAAACGCTTAGGGCTGAAAGTGATTTTAGAAAACGCTGGGCTCTTTTCAGTAGCTGTTCCGTTTTCAGTATTCCAACCTGCAGAAGGCAAAGTTGAAGCAGTTGGTAAATCTAAGTTTCCAACCAATCCGCTCAAACGCTGAACGCCTAAACCTGCCAATACTGTGCGAGGCAACAATACGTCAATGATTGAACCGACAGAAGTCTGCACGTTTACACCACCTTCAGAACCTGAAGTTCCACCGGTAGCAGTCATATCACGAGTGAATACTTCACTAGGGATTTTAATAGAGTGAGCAGAAACGCTTACACCTGAGCGCTGAAATTCAGATCCACCCATTGCAGAAAATTCGCCTTCAACACCTTCACGGCGGCCAGTGATAGCCATTTCCATTGCGCGCTTAAAGCTGTAATCTTTAGCCATGTTAGACTTTTCTTTCTCTTCGCTACGGCTTGCGCTGTGGCCTGCTGCCTGAGCTGCCAAGTTTTGCAATTTCTCTAGGGTTTCAACTTCTGCTTTAATCGCGCCTAAGCGGGCTTCGATTTCAGACAAACGGTTGTTTTCAGTGTCAGCCATAGAACGCGCTTCGCGCTCGATAGTTGACTGCAAGGTAGACAATTCGCCGAGCAAACGTCCACGCTCTTCTTTTAGGGCTTTAATTTTATTCATGATTTTTGTTTTTTTTAATAGTTTGTGTATCGTGCTAGTGCTAATTTCAAAATATCGGCGCTAGCGTTGCTACGCTTGGCGGCTTCAATTTCTAACTCTTGATCGCGTAACTGCGCAATGCTGCGAGCGTCGGCTTCGGTCTCTTCGTAAGCGGGATAAGTAACAGGTGAAACGTCGTATAGATCCTCGATAACTTTAATAGTGCGCTTGCCCATTGTGCCGTATTTAGTCGACTCGCTCCAAGTCTGCTCCTTAATTGTAAAAGCAAATGAGCTCTGCGTAATGTCGCCGCGCATAATAGAACGAACTACCGACATGTGCGTAGGGTTCTCGTAATCAGGCACCCAAGTGTATTCTAAATTCCCGTCGCCATTTACAAATACTTTGCAAGTGTTCGCTTTTGTGCGGCCCAGAATTAACTCGGCCTCGTGGTTAAACAAACAGCGGATATCGTAATCCTTACTCAAAGCATTGTCAAACGCCCCCGGCAAAATCACTTCCTCAAAATATCCGAGGTCAGTAACTGAATTAACCACGGCAGCAATACCTCCAATTTCTTAGGGCATCCCTTCGCCGTCCTCTCTGTAATTGACTGTGCCTGTAAAGGTCCGTTTCTCTTGTTTCATTTTAATTATTTTCTAAATTGTTTACGCCGTCGGGATTATTGTTTTTATCGGCCGTTGCCATAAGGTTTGCAATCTTCGCATCCATATAGGCATTGATCTGACTGCTCGGCATTAAGTTGGCTTCGATTAAATATTCGTCGCCGCCGTCGAATCCGTTAACGTCCTCATATACTCGCGCCTCGTTACGTGAAAGCCAGCCGCCGCGAATGCCTTTATTATAATAGTCTGCGCGCTCATTGGCGGAGGCCCTCAATAGTGAGTTAAAATTAAATTTAAAGTAATACGTGAGCTTGTCGTTTTCTGTTAACAACTTGCGCGCCATTTCCTGTTCGATGTTTATAGCGTAGCTCATTAGAGTGCGCGCATAAAAATCTTGGTATTCTTGTTCAACGCTGCCCATCGTTCCATCCTTTGCGCCGATCATTGATGCAGGCACTCCAAAGATACGCGCGATTTCTTCGCTGCTAAATTTACGAGTTTCCAAATACTGCGCCTCTTCAGGGCTTAGGCTAAGCTTTTCCATCTTGATGCCATTAGGAAGCACAGCGCTACGGCTTGCCCCGTCTATAACATCGTCGAGGGATTTCTTTAACGGCCCCGCTTGATCTATTTTAATTTGCGCGTCTGACGTTAACAAAAATTTCAATACGCCATTTTTATAAACTCCCGCGCTCTGGCTGATGGCTGCCAAGTCGATGCCCAAAGTTTCGGCGTGCAAGACTACAGGGCTCAAACCGACTAAAGGATTATCGCCGCACATGCCTTTAAAATGTAGCATTTCAGTGGCCGGCACCATTGAAGGGTAGCCCGCTTGCGAAACTTTGTAAAATAAAAGTCCGTCTTGCATTACTGGCGTTACATACTGCGGCGCGATTGGGTGCAACTCTGTGCCAATGTTTCTTACATCGCGATTGATAAAAGCGTAAGCGTTACCAGTTAGCGCCAAGTGGCTTGCCATGTACTTCACAAAATCGTATTTCGTTTGGTATGGGTTAGGCTCGTTTGTTAGGGCGGTCGCGTAGTGTACAACGATTTGGCTTCTGCTTTGGCCGTCGTCTTTATACAACTTTAAACCTAGCCCTGCTATCCCGTCCGCAATAACTCTTACACAGGCGTGCACGCTGGCAATGCTGAGAGCAGTAGTATTATTTACCGCCTGCCCGCTTTTGGTTTGATATCCGAAAACATTGTTTAGGGTATTAATAAACCAGTCAGCCGGCTGCGACAGCATCGACCTTTTTTCTGTTTTCCTTTCCCAAAATCTTAAATTCATCGCTCGCAAATTACAACCGCTTTATTTTTGCCTTGTTAACAAATCTTATTTATTCCTCCCCTGGGCTAGCCATCTAGACAGAGCCGAGCGAAATACATCGTAGTTTTTATATCGTGGTGATCCGTACCTTTCTAAATACTCGGCCTCGGTTGCGTTATAAGCATCCTCGTAAGTCCTGAACTTAGGCAGGTTAAAATAATATTTGTTCATGAAATCATCGACAAACCTCATAAGCTTATAAACCAAAAGTCCGACTCTTTTTCTTTGGCAGCGTCTTGCATAGCCGTGCCCAATGCCATCACAATAGATACAGGGCCGTCGACCTTATCGCCGCTCTTCGCTTTATCTATCTTGATATTTCCCGCGGGATCACTCTTTAGCAAAATGTTTCCCATCATCCAACGCGTAACTGGGTTGCCGTCGTGTTTAAGCTGCGCATCCTTTACTAAGCGCTCGAGCTCTTTGGTTGGGCTGCTCATTGAAATAAAGCCCTGCCCGAAAGGAAACATTTGCAATCCCTCGTTTTGTAAATCAATAACTAACTGGCTCGCGTTGAATCTATCAAAAGCAATATCCTTAATATCGTACTGCTGCGCCAGTTCTATGATCTTCGCCTTTATGTAACTGTAATCCGTTACGTTGCCCTCGGTTGCAATTATTTGGCCGTCTGCAATCCATTGCCGGATTGAAGCGCCCGCTGCATCCTTACGGCGATAGGCCGCCTCGCTTGGCAGGAAGTACCATGTCCTTATCGCTGAGTATTCAGGGAAGTATAAACTAAACGCGCAAAAGTCGCCAGTGCTCGCCAAATCTAAACCCCCGTAGCAAATCCCGTCTACCTCGCCCGCTTCCGCGCAATCCATCCACACGCTGTCAGTAATCCAAGTTAGCGCCGTGTCGGTCCACACGTTTAGCAATTTAGTTTTAAATTCAACTTCTTTGTGTACAAATTCCTTTGCCTCGGTTAGTGCCTGCTCTAACTGACGCGGGTAAACGCTTACGCCCCAATTCGGATTGGCCTTTGCCCAGTTTGCCGAGTCGGTCCAATCGTCGCCCTCGTCGAGCGTATAGATCACCGAAAATAAAGCATCGTCTTTAATTGCACCGCTCAATACTGATGCGCAGTAATTCCTATGCTTATAGCACGGTGATTCTCGATTAAAGCCCGCCGTAGTAATTGTAAATAACAACGGTTGCCTCCTTGCACCCATCGAGTTGCGCAATACGTTATAAAGCTCATCATTGGGGTGCGCGTGGTATTCGTCAATAACTGCGAAGTGTGTATTTAGCCCGTCCTGTTTACTTGGGTTCCATTCAAGCGGCTTGTAAACGCTTTGCCCATAAAGTATGCGCCTATTGTTTACAGAGTTGTTAACTGTCAACGCCTCGGCGAGCCAGTCAACGTTTTGACAAACCCGCACAGATTCAGCAAAAACCATCATAGCTTGATCCAACTTTGTAGCCGCGCTATAAATCTGCGCTGCGCTTTCGCCATCCGCGATTAAGCCGTAAAGCATAACCGCACTGGAGAAAGTGGATTTCCCATTTTTTCGCGGAACTTCCACATAGGCCCGCGTAAATCTGCGGGATCCGTCGGGATTCAAAAACCCAAACAGATTCCAAACAATAAACGCCTGCCACCCTTCAAGCTTAAACGGCTTGCCGGCATAGTCGCCCGTTGAGTGCTCGAGCTGTTCTATAAAGTCAATGGCATGCTGCGCGTAGTTTTCAGAAAAACCCCACCCATTGGCGCGGTCCGACAAATACCTATTCACAGCATTAGCCACGTGCTCGCAAACAATTATCTTGCCTGCGGTTACATCGTCAATATATTGCTCAGCAATTTTCAATAAAATAGGCTATCGCTTGCGCGGCTAGGTATTCGTTTCTGTAAAGGTGGGGCGTTTCATTCCAAAGCCCGCCCTTGCCACATGGTTTAAATCCGCTGCCCTGATCACGGCAAACGATAAAATAAAATCCGCAAGCCTCAGCGCGGAAAGTTACGCCCGCCGTTAATTCGACTGGCTCAATAATTGTCTTTGTCTTTTTCATGCTATTTTAGATTTTTGCAATAGTTCTAATTTAGATACTGGTTTATTGGGTAAATTGATTTTACCCCGTGCGCTTGCAGTAATTCCAAGCATCTGCCCAATGCGGAGCGCTTCGCTGTGCGCTGACATTGCAGCTTTGAAACTTGGATTTATAATTTTCTCGCCGTGTCGGTTTACAATTATTGCGCCGTCAATTACAACCTCTTTGTAAAGGTCCATATACAAAGACATGTTTTGACAATACGCAACTACTGCCTCCTTATCAACCTTGCCAAAACACTGCATTCGCATAAGTTCAGGCGCTATTTTATTCCAGATTTTTAAAGCCTCCCCGTTAAAATGCAAAGGCGCGTCTAGGTCCTGCTCTGGTTCTGTAGTTGGTTCGTTTAAAAGGCGCGATTTTTCTAGCGTTTGAGCGGATTGGTTGGAAACTTAGATTTACCAACTGCTTCAACTTTGCCTTCTGCAGGTTGGAATACTGAAAACGGAACAGCTACTGAAAAGAGCCCA